TGAAATCTACTAACTTCTTCACCATCTTTAAATATAATAATAGTGGGTACAACTGCTATTTTATATTTTTTCTGTGCTTCTTTATCTGTCCCTATATCAGTATAACTAATAGTTTCACAGTCAGATAGATTTTGCACCCAAGAAACGTCATTAGCGCTATTCCAACCAGCGTTAAATTGTTTGATCTCTATTTGAGAATATGCAGTGCCATAAACCAACAATAAAAGCAGCACAAACAAATAGGTTGCAAATATTTTCCATATTGGATTTTTCATTTTATTAAATTTATTCGTAAAGTTTATCTTCTATTTTTTCAATAGATTTTTTTATTTCTTTTACATCTTCTTGAGTTGTCATGATAGTTTGTCTAATCATTTGATCTTTCATATCAAACTCCATTCTTGTAACCTCTGGATCGGGTGGCGCTGGTAATTCTTTAGCGTCTGCTATGTCTGCTTGTAACATAAACCACATACTAATTACTGTTGCCATTGCTGCCCCTATTCCTAATAAAGTTTTAATGCTTATATTAAAACCTGTATCTTCATTTAATTCTTTTGCCATTTATTTAAAATATTGTGTAATTAACTCCAAATTTGAAATCATACCATTCTCTATTCCAGTATTTATTATATTTTCCTTCAACAAAATACCCTAAGTTTCTATTTTGTTTTATTCCGTATATCAATCCTCCCGAGTAATCATACCATTGTTCTTCTGTTATAAAGTTATGATAAGAAAATTCACTACCATCATTATAATGCCAAGGCATTAAATTACCCCAAACGTGCAACCAAGTTTTTTTATTATATTTATAGTAATCAAATCCAATAACTAACGAATGTTGTATTAGTTTTTCTAATTCATCTCTTTTTTTAGTAACGTAATTAGATAACATCTCTGGAACTGCAACTGCTTCCCAAACCTCTGGACTAGTTGCTACTAAAGTTCCATCTGGAGCAAAGTATTCACTGTTCTGAACGTCTATAGTGTATCCTTCTTGAATTGCTAGATAAGTATAGTGTAAGTTGTTGTTTGGTAGCATCCATTCAGCTAAAGGATCATATCCATATGGTTCTGACAGTCTTTGCACAGCTCCAATATTAAAAGATAAGTCTCTAGTTTTCTTATATCTATATCTTTGTGATGCCTCAAAATATTCTACATCTGCAAAACCATCTTGTAAATATTCTACTTTAATAGCAAAATAATTTACACATAATGGATCTTCACAGTCATCATCAGAACTATAACGTATAAAGTGATGTTGATCCATGTAGTCAATACCCTCTTGACGTTTCATATTTACTTCGAACATATATTCAATACCTCTTACTTTACCAACCGTAGCCGCATCACTATAGTTAGATTCTGTACCATCGTAAAAAGTTTGTGCTTTGTTTTCATAGCCAAATCTAGCTATTTTACGAAGTCCTATTGTAAAATTATAATCATATGGTGTAGAAATGGTTTGTGTTGACAGCCCATTGTTTACAGAAAATACTTTAACATCAGATAACGATGTCCCACCATTGACCGCCGCGTAAAATGTAGAGAATTTTAAGTTATCTTTTATTATTTCTTCAATATCAATCTTAGTGTCTACTTGAGCATTAACTAAGTTAGATATAAATAATAATAAAATTATTATTTTCTTCATATCATTATTTTGTTATATAATCACTTGTTTTTTAAATTGTTTACTATCTTCTAATAATAGTTCTTTTTTTAGTTTCTCTAGGAACAATAATTCTTTTACTTTTAACTTTAATGCTAAAATCTTGTTTCTTTTTTGATTTTTTAACATCTTCAATACCAAGATTCCATTTGCTCCAACCACTAAACATTAAAACTCTTTCTAAAGCATTATGTTGATTATCTAAAGATTCTCTAACATTTTGGGTTTTATTATATAATCTATTGAGTGGTACGTTTGTAGTTGCTTCTATATAATTTGTTACAGCTGACCATTGAGGATTATCAATATCAAACGTTTCCATTTCTTCTATAGTTTTCTTATTATAATTAAGAGTTTTTTCAGCGTTTACTATTTTTCTAGCTTTAATACCAAGTGGAGGTGATACATTTAACATTTCCATTAACACAGCGCTTTCATCCGCGTTATATCCTTTATCTCTTTGTTCATGCCATTTTATCGCCATATTTTTTAGTGTTGCTACAGCTGCTCCCCAAACACCAGTACCTCTTAATACAGAATCAATACTACCATTAACCATTCTTTCCTTCTTCTTTAACCATCTTTCGTCTTCTTCATCGTCATCAAACATCGCCATAAATAAAGCTGATTGTAAAGAGTAGAATATTAAGTTTTGTATTGCAAGATAATAAGCTATTCTTGATAAGTTAGACATGTCGCTTTGTAGTTGAGTTTGATTGCCAGGTGTTATTCTTCTATTTTTAAGATCTAAAAATGCTTTTTTACCAAGTCTATTAAACTGTGAAGTTACATTTTGGAAAGCTAATATAACTTTACCAAGCGGTGAGGCTTGTTGTTGAGAAACCATGTCAGGTCTTGCTGATTGCTGCGTAGCTTCTGCTAATATTTCAAAATCAGTCCAAGCTTTAGCTTCTGCTTCTTTTTTACTTAATCCTTGTTTTAAGTATGTGTTTATTCTGTTTCTATAAAAAGTAGCACCACCACTAGCAATTGCTATATTATCCCCAATTTGTGTTGGCAAGAAACCTAATTCTAATAATTTTTTTATTGTCGCTTGAACTGGGTTTTTAGCATCTTTAACAGTTGCTGCTAGTTCAGCACCATTAACATCTGTTTTAATCCCACCACGTCTTTGTTTCATGAAGTCAGAATTAAATATAGTAGCCCAATCAGTCCAATATTGTTTTTGATTTGCAAAAGCTTTAGCTGCGGTAAATATATTATTATCAGAAAAATTAATAAAATTAACCATAGACATTTGCTGTAGTACAGCAGAACGTATATTAAAAAACATAGTTGAAGCTACAGAACCATTTAAATAGTTTAAAAATTGATTTACAAGTTTATTTTGTCCACTAGGTCTATTTCTACCTGTTTTAGTTCTATATAATATATCTTTTAAAGCACTAACCATGTCAGCTCCATAAGCAGCTTCTATTTTATTTAAATTTTCTGGCGAAAATATTATGTCAGCGTTTTCAAAAAACTCAACAAAAAATTGTTCTCTACCAACTCTACCAGTCGCATCATCTAAATCTGTTCTTATATCTCCACCTTCCCAGCTTTCTGTAGGTGCGATATATTTTTCTTGTTTAGATATTACGTTTAAAAGCCTAGAATAAGATCTTAATTGCGGATCATTATTAACTATATCTACTAAATTCTTTTGATCTGTTTCGCTTAACCCAGGAATTTTATGACCATGTTTATCCCACAAATAAACTCTTATAGCGTCATTATAAGTAAAATCACCATCTGGAGTTTTCTTTGTTAATTTATCTTTAACATCTTTAAATCGTTTATTTAATGATTTATAATCATTAGCTATAGCTTGTTTAGTAATGTTTAATTCTCTATAAGCTCTATTTAATGGTCGTATTAAAGCTTTTTCAAAGAAATCTCTATGTGCATCACCTCTTCTACCTTTACCCATAAAGTTATATAATAAACCTACAAAATCTTCGTGCGATGGTGGTATAAAGAATCTAAACTTACCTTTATTTTCTCCACGTTTTCTAGCTTTAATAGCTGAAAATCTTTTCTTTGATTCGATACCAGTTATTTCTTCTAATATTTTGTTAAAATCAATACTCATTGCTTTGCTAAATTTAACTTTAGCTTGTTGTATTTTTGATTTAACATCTACTTGATTTAGCATGTTTTGCACAGCTTGTACGTTTTGTAAGGCATCATCTGCAAAATAAAAATCATTATAACCTTCTTGTGCTTTATCTAAAACCCAAAGTGCTTTTGCTTCTGATGTGCTATTACCTAAACCAGTTATATTTTTTAAAGGTATGTTTAAACCATTGGCTTTTAAAAATCTTTGTATAGCTGGTGCTGAATCAGCAGGTCTAGCAGTTAATATAAACATATCTTTAGTACCAAACTTTCCAGCAAGTTTTTTAGCTTTGTTTAAAAGCGGTGCTGGCTTACCACCTACAACTTCACTGAACTCAGAAAAATTAAATATATATCCCTTGCCTAACAAATCTTCATACGTACTAGCATATTGTTCTGCATTTAGCTTACCTTCAGTTCCATCAGGCCTAGTAAATCTTATCATGGATTTAGTAGTAGCTAACGTGTCATCAAAGTCTAATATAGTAATTCCTTTACTTGTTTTACTAGAAGTTCTAGACTCTTTTACAATATTACCGACAGTGCTATCATCTTTAGCTCTAGCAGCCAACTCATCTGTTAAAGTTAAAACACCTTGTTTTTCAGCTTCTAATAATAAATCTAAAATATTATCGTATCTATTAAGACCACCTTTACTTTTATAACCTCTATCGGTTAAAGCTTTATCTATATTATTGGGTATAACATGTACAAAAGATTTATCAAACATATTTTCTACGTCTGTTCTTTCCACTTTACCATTTATATAATCTATTAAAGTATCTACAGTGTCGTTAATAGTTACTTCATGATCTAACGTTAGACTTTTAAAGGTTAGATTAGATTGCTTATTTAAAGTTATACCCATTTTAGAGGCTTTTCTAACAGCGCCTCTTTGATCATAAGCGATCAGCTGTATCATTGCTATTTTTTTACCTCTTGTTAAATTAGAATCTAATATTTTGAAAATAAACTTTTGAGCTTCTTCTGCTTGTTTATTAACTTTATCAACTAGTTTAGCATTATTTCTAACATTATCTTTTATATTTTCAATACTTTCGTATAATTCTATTATTTCGCCTTTTTTATTAGCAATAGCCTTTCCATTAGGAACAGTTACTAATACAAAATCATCAACAAATCTACCATCTTGTATTTTATCTAAAACTTCAGTTTTTAATATTTCGTTAGTAAAACCAGTCATTACGCCAGGTGCTGATCTACTAGATCTAAATACGTTTTTTACAAACTCAGTTACAGTAGCAAGATCTGCGTCTTGTAATAGCTCAACAAAAGCATCATGACCAATTTGTCTTATTTCAGACATGTATGTCTTTTTTACATCAGTTACGATAGCATCTGTATCTATTATATTTGTAAAAGGTATATCAGCTATTTTAGTATCTCTTAATTCTACGTTTAAATCAAAATTATTTCTTAATTCTTGTAGTATAGATTTAGTATACTCGTCTTTTGTTTTATCTATTTTTGTATCTAAAACGCTTAAAAACTTTTTTGCTTGTGGTTTTGTTAATTTTAAAAGTTTTATAGTATTATCTATGAGATTATAATCTATCGTATTAGACACTTCGCTAAACTTAACATTTATATCTCTACCTATGTTTGCTGCTAAAACTTGTAAATCATTTTCAGCTAGACTTTCACCTCTTAATTCTGCAAAACCTTGTCTTTTTTGTGCAACATCAGGATCTTTTGCTACTTGCAACATTGCGTCTAATGATAGAGAGTTAGCCATGTATTTAGCAAGTTGATCTTTTCTAGTGCCTTTTAAACCAGATCTTCTACCTGTTACAGGGTTTATAGCTGGTTGATCAAAAAATGCTACAAACTGTTCTTCTGTAGGCATTACTTTTTCGTATAAATTAACAGCTTGTCCTCTATCTATAGTATTAAGAGCAGATGGTGGAAGTAAGTTTTGATTAACTGCACTTTGCACTTGTTCTTTACTAGTTAATTGTTTTACAAACTTAGTAAATACTTTTTTATCATCTGCAACTTCTCTTTCCATTTGTACTAAATCAGCTGTAAACATAGAATTTATAATAGGTTCTCTAAGTTTTCTTAAATTACTTATATATGTTTTTGTACCTAAAAAGTTTTTTACTGTTTTAAATATATACGTATTAGCAGCGTCTTTTAAATCTCTTTGTATTTGTCTAACTGGTTTACCAGTTTCATAAGCTCTTATTAAAGCTTTTTTAGAACCATCTAAGACTCTATTATACAAATCACTTCCAAGTTCAACACCCATAGCTTTTCTTAACTTAGAATATTGCACTTGGTTTTTCTTGTTACTTTCAGCTCTTCTTTTAGCTCTTCCAGCAAAAGATAAGTCTTCTGTTTCAAAAGCTTCTAATGTAGGATCTTTTTCTGCTGCAACTTGTACTCTTACTTCACCTTCTTTAGTTTTTTCTTCTGTACGTACTGTTTTCTTTGGACCTTTATCTTTGTATAATTTATTATATACATCACCAGCTCTAAAATTTACTCTAGAACCTAAATAACCACCAAGATCATTATTTATTTCAGGATTAAATCCTCTTATATCTGGTAGTAATTGTGCTATAACATCACTAACAAAAGTTTCAGGCACAGGTCTAACTTTATATTTAGATGCTATTAAATTATCTAATAAGCCATCTTTTTTTATTTCTTCAATAGCTGCTTTAGAACCTCCTTCATCCCAAAGCTTTTTACCACCTTCCATGTTATATGTTAAACCTATCTCAGTAACTCTTTCTTGTATCTGTTTTACTTCCTCACGAGATAAGGTAGGTATAGATTCTTTAACCTCAGGCTCTTTAACATCTGTAGCACCTTTTATTTTTATAGGATCGTATTTTTGGCCTTTACCGTTAAAATCATTATATTTCTTTATAAACTCTATCATGTTTTCAGCGTTTAATCCGCTAAAATCAATACTTGCATTTGTGTTTTTAGAAAATATATTTTGTAAAGTTTTACCAATATCATTTAAAACAGAACCATTTTCAACGTTTAAATCAGCTAGTTTCATAAATTGCATAGCGTCAGACAAAGCTGTAAAAAACTCTTCCGCTAAAACATCGTCGCTAACATTTTTATCGAAATAATATTGACTAAACTGCTCCATTGTTAACTCGTATACTTTTGACATCGTTGGATCTGTGGAGTTTTTTAGTTTACTCATGGTACTTTTTATCATACCTTGTAATTTCTTAGTGTCTATAGTATCTAATATAAAATGTAATACTTCATGATGAATAGTATTTGAAGAATTCCATTTGTTATTTTTAATGTTTTTATTTACAACTTTATCTACTATAAGTGCTGTATCACCTAAGTTTACACCATTAACCTCACCATTTAAAAATTTTTGTTTTTGTTTTTTACTGTTAAATTTTATATTATTTTTAACAACGTACTCAGTTGCTTGTTCAAGATTATCAAAAGTAATAACTTGCTTATCTTTAAACAACCCTTCTTTTTGCTCATTAACCCATTGTGCTAAAGTTTTACCGCTACTTCTATAATTGCTAGCTAAAACTTCTTTTATAATACCATCATTTATAGACTTATTACTTCTTTTAAGATCTTTTATTTCTATCTCGTCTATAACGTTTGTAGTTTGATCTAAACCTGCGTCCGCAAACTCTTTATTTTGTTTTTTAATTTTTTCTTCAAGCTTGTTTATCTTTATGTCGTTTTTAGCTTTTTCAGTAAGTTTATTTACCACGTCTTTTCTTCCGTCACCATCCAAATTTTCGAAATTAAAACTTTGCTCGTAACCTTCTAGTTTTGTAAAAAGATTATCTCTTTCTTCTCTAGTCCATCTACCGTTTTTAAACTGTTTATCAATTTCTTTCTTTTTAAGATTAATATAGTTTCTTTGATGATCCGGATTTTTTATAGCAGATATTTGAGTTGCTATCTCTTTTGTAACAGTACTTACTGCTTGTCCACCAACAATTATAGGACCCGTTGCTATAAGCGCTTGTGCACCAGCTTCTAGTAATCTAGTACCATTTTCTGTGGTCCACATGTCTTTGATGTTTTCACCTGTACTTTTGCCAACACCAAATATGTTAATACCTTCTTGTGCTATTTCTGTTGCAACCTCAGCAAACGAACCTATAGTAACATCTTTACCAACTGTTCTCCAACCTCCTTTTAAAAAGTCTTTATATCTTTCTCCTAAAAAATCTCTACCTAAACTTTTTGGTAAAAACTTAGCAGCTTTACCTATAACTACAAAATTACCTATAAGATCTAAACCAGCGTTTTTAACACCAATGTTAAAAGCAGTGTTTAAATCACCTTCTCCTTTTTCAATTAAATCTAATATAGCAGCTGTTTGTTTTTCCATATCAAGCTCTTTAAAAGCTTGTATTGCTTGGTTTTTATCTAAACCTGGAAACATTTTCATAGCTGCTTTAGCTGTGGTTATTTCAGCATAAGCACCACCACCTTCCTGCATGAGTGTTGTACCACCAAGCGATAAAGCAGCACCAATCATCTGTACACTTTGATCACCAATTATTCTCCAAAATTCTTCACCGCTAAGTCCAACACCATCATCTTCAAATATTTTTGGTAGTTTTATTTTTGATAATTTTTCTTGATATTCGTTGGACTTTATTATATTATGAGCTATTCCTTCTTCATAAACTCCTTTATTTCTTTTTAACAACTCAACAAGTTCTCCAGCTGTATACTCTTTATTTGCAATATTTAAATTTGGATCACTAGAATAATCAGAGTATCTCACTTTTTCATTAGGATCCATAGCTTCGTATTTTTGTATTTCGCTATAAATATTTTCTAATTTTTTAGCTTGATTTAAACCTGAAAACTCATAATAAGATTTTGGTAATTTTATATTTGCAGTTCCCCAAACACCTTTAACTAAATTATTCATTACTGGATTTTTATTAACCCAATTAGGCATTACCTCTAATTCACCTTCATCACGAATTATTTTTTCTATATCTTGACCAAAATAACTTCTAACAGCCATTGTGTTAGATTTTTTTAATTTTTGATACTCTTCGTCAGCTAATATTCTTTTGTAAAACTCTTCGTTTAATAATTTATTATATTCTTCTAATGCGGAGTTTGAACCATCTATAGTGTTTACATCATATTTTTTTCTTAAATCTGATATAATTTTTCTTTGAAAATCACCCATGTTAGCTTGTATTCTTTCAGAAATACCTGTAATATCTTTTGATTTATCTAATTCTTTTAAAATACTATTTGAAAAATCAACAAGTTCTTTAGAGCTCATGTCGTTAATATCTACTTGTTGTGCTTTACTATCTATAAAACCCCAAGCATTAGCATATTGGTTAGTATTAATACCTTCCGATACATTAGCGTTGTTAGCATGTTTAGCTATAAATTCATTTATTTCGTTTGCTTCTTTTTTTGAACTACTCCAAAATACGTCAAAATCAAACCTTTTACTTTCACCTTCTATTAAATTACCTTGATTATCATAAGTATCTGGCGCTTTTATAGTGATATAATCACCATACCAACCTGATTCTTCAAATTCAAAACCTAATCCACCGTACTTTTTCTTAAGAATTTTTATCGCGTCTTCTTCTGTTTTTCTTACGTCTTGTTTAGTTACTTGTGGTAAGTCAATAGTTTGATCGATAGGAGCAGATGATATATCTATCTCTACTATTGTTGAACCATTAGTTTCACTATCATCCTCTCTAACCTCTATATCTTTTGAGGAATTTAAAAAATCATCAAAAGTCATGTTTTCAGCTTTAGCTAATTCTAATACCTTCGCTTCAGTTATAGGTTGATTGTTATAAAAATACTTTGGCATACTATTTGTATTCGGTTTTTATAAATTCAAGTTCTTTAGCGGTTGCTTTTCTAAACTCCGCATCGTCTCCATATTGGTAATCTTTTTGCACATAAAACACTCCATCTATTTTCTTAATATTTTTCTTTTTTGTACCAACACCAAAAAGACCTTTACCAACTGGAGCTTCTACTACTGTGTTATTTTTAAGTTCAACAGCTCCTTTGTTTTTCTCGTCGGGATTAGTTTCTTTTCTATATTCACTTCCATCCCAATCTGGAATACTATTATACATATCTATTATGTTTGCAGCATCAAAATTTTCACCAAGTATACTTGAAAATAATTCAGCTTTATTTGCTACAACTTCATCACCATACATATATGTTTGTTTGTCTTTATCCCAAATAAACACATCGTCTTTATCTGTCATTTTAATATCTTGTCTATTATACGCATGCTCTCCAATAGTATTTAAAGCATTATTTGGTTTCCATAATCCAGGATTATTTGAACCACCAATGTCTGAAGATTTATTTTTCTTTAAAAACACAAATCCACCCTTACCATCTTTTCGATCGCTTTTTCTTTGACTTGATCCAAAACCCCACGCATCTTCATATTTATCTGCAGCCCAGTTTATAAATAATTTTCTACTTACATTTTCATCATCTAAATTCATTATAGCACCAGATAAAGCCATGTAATTTTTTTCATTCTGAATATCTTTCATGCTTATACCCGCTTGACCATCAGTCATTTCATCTATACCAGTTAAAACCCCTTCTTTTTTAAAAAAACCATCTTCTTTTGTTAACATTTCTCCTAAAACATTATAAAGAGTTTCTGATAAAGAACTTTTAGTTTTTAAATCTTCAAAGAAAGATACGTCTAAACTACCATACGTTGATAACATCGCCTGCTTTAAACCTGTTCTTGTCTCAACAACTGGTTCTATTTCTTTTTTCTTTTTATTTTTGTGGTAGTCGGTAAATTCACCACCAAAAGTTTTACCATTTTTTTCTGTATTATTCCAAATTTTTGTAAGACTATTTGCTATTTCTGGATTTTTAGCAATCATTAATTTGTCTAAATCACCAGCTTTAATTGTTATTTCTTGACCAGTTTTATCATTAACAACTACTTGATGGTCTAAACTTGGTTGTAGATTTAATCCAGATACTCCTGGAGGTGCTTTGTATAATGTATAAATTAATTCACCAGTTGTTTTATGACGACCAGGCATTAAATAATTTCCTTGACTAGTAATTTTATTAGGCGTATTACTAGCCATAGCTGCATTTAAAATCTCCATATTCCAAGCTCCGATAGCTTTTTCATCAACATTCCCACTTGTTAAAAACCCAGCAACTTTTTGTAAACTAATAGCATGACCATCAATTTCAGCATAAACTCTATCTAATTCTTTTTTAAGTTTTCTTCTTTCTTTTCTTCCATCTGACGTGTGCCAAGAAGTATTTTTTATTTTATCTCTAATAATATTAATTTCGTCAACTATAAAATTTTGTGTTGCTGGATTTATCATAGCCTCACCAGCATCCATCATCTTCATGTGATATTGGGCGTTTTCAATAGCTTCAACAGCTACTCCCGAGCCAAGCTTCATAACTTCTTTCCACATATCATTAACACTATCCATTGTATCTCCATAGTGTTCAACCACGTTTTCAAACGTATCACTATAATCCGGTGGAGCTGTAGCCATACCAGCTCTATATGCTACTGATACTAAAGTAGGATCCGCACCTGGGTTTAATTTTGTTGCCATATTTATATTTGTTTAAATTCTACGTCTAACACGCTGTAATCAACATGATCATATCCATTTATGCTATACACAGCATTAGAAGGTATTTCGTCAGATATTACACCTTGGAACAATCCATCTCCATATTTTGAATCTATATATTCAAAGCTATATATGTTTAATCCACTAGGTGATTGACCTATTAAGTTTATATTTTTCTTTAATCTTCTATCAGATCCCCAAGTAGATATAAAAGGAGCCGTCGTGGTTGCCCCGCCCGCTGCAACTGTAGTTACTGGTGCCAAAGCTATTGAAGCAGCTAAACCTATACCTTGCGCCCACATACCTGCTTGTTGTTGAGCTTGTTGGCCATACATATTCGCTGTCATACCCATGCCTGACATTTGATTCGCCATAGCTCCTGATAAAGCTTGATTAGCGCCAGCTAATAAACCATATTCCATACCCATTAAGCTAGATTCTCTACCAAATTCTGCTGCTTGTACCATAGCATCCCCTTGTGTTCTTAATTGCTCTGCTTGAAAACCACCTTGCGCCACCATGTTTTGTCTTGAAATACCTAGCGCTTGAGCTTGTTGCGCTCCTGCTATTCTCATTTTTTGTAAATCAGCTTCACCAGCTCTTTCCATTTGTTCAATTTGCATTTGGCCTTGAGCAGCTAATCTTTGATTCGCTCTTTCTTGCTGCCCTATATTTGCTGATATTTGTTGAGCTTGTATTGTTCCTTGGTTTGCTAAAGCTTGGGCTAAACCAGCAACACCACTAGATCCAGCAGCGCTTCTTAATCCAGATAATATATTTGCTCTTTGTTGTGCCCCTTGTTGTGCTTGAAACTCAGCAGCCCGCATGTCAACAGTTAAATCCTCATAAGGATTTTCCATGCCAGCATATACGTTTCTTGCTCCAGAGGCTAAATTTTCAAATTCTGTTTGTAGACCTCTATAAGGATTTTGTATTCCACCGTATGGATTTTCAAAATCAAAAGCTTCATACTGTTCTCTTTGTTCCGCTACAATACCTTTTTGAGCTTCTTGCTCTGCTTTATGATAATCAAATTGCTGTTGAGCCATTCGATTCATTTCTTTCATAGCTGCTGCTTGATTTCTTGCTGCTCTTTTACCCATAATTATTTTTTTGTAAAATTATTTGTTAAATATTTAAAACCTTCATGTTTTACTGGTACCATAATCCAATCTAAACTATTATGTATATTTGACATGTGTGTATCGCCACAAACTGTAAATATTTGTATTATACCATATTTTTCAGCTTCTTTTTCTACATTTTTTATTAAAAGTTTTATTAAGTCTCTTCTATCTTTTTCTTTATATTCAGGATTAGAAACTAAATATGTTGTCCATGCTACTATAGGTATTTCTGTTAAAAATAAAAATGTAGCTGCAATTGGTATTCCATCTTTTTCTAGAACAAAACATCTTTCATCTTTTGGTAAAAAAACTCTTTGTACAGGGCCTAACCCTACTTTTTTCCACCACCATTTCCACCATTCACAACATATTTCATAATCCCCTTCCTTAAAGGATCTAAAGTTTATGTTATCATTCATTTAATTTAATTTAAGTGTACTTATATAGTCACACTTTTTATGCTTTATTTACTACTAGGAGCAACTTCAGAACTTACAGCAAATAATTCAGCATGGTCTAATGAATTGTTTTTTAATTCAATTTCAGCATAATAACCTATTAAACTTGTGTTATTAGCTGATTTATTTTTTTGAAACATTAAAAAGTCACCTTGAGAAGGAGTGTTTTCTTCATTTTCAACACGTATTAAACCTAATGTTTGATCTATATTAGTAATCACACCAATTCTTATAGGATCAGAACCATAAGTCGTGTTTGATAAACTACTAGTTGCTATATAATAAAGAACATCACCAATTTGCATCGATGTGTTTTGGTTATTTACTGAATAAGGTATATCTATTGCCATAATTATTATTTTTTAAGATCCAACGCCTGATGTTAATAAATCATCTAAATTTATATTAACAGTTCTATTAGCGTTAGGTTGTTTTAATATTGCGATATCACCAGTTAATTTTACTATTTTATTACAACCTTCAAAAGTTAAAACAGTACCAGCGCCAAGATTTTGATTAACTTGTACAACCATACTACCAGCTGAAGAACTAGCACTAACGCTTTGAACAGCGTTGGCGCTACTATTGTCAACGTCTAAACCTCTAATTGTCGCTCCTTTAGCAACACCATAAGTTCCATTTAAAGTTACTGTAGTGCTACTACTAACAGCACTTCTAACTGTTTTAGTTAATACGGTTGGTGTAACTGTTAAATTAGATACTTCTACCTTAGCTCCAATAACATCTTCTATCATTCCAACACCAATAGCTCTAAACGTTAGAGTTATTCCATCAGCAAAAGTTTGATCCGAACTTAATGTTAATGTTTTTTTATTTACATCTATTGCTGTTATACTTGGTGTTCCGCTTAAACTACCACTACTAACTTTAGCTATAACCATACCAACACTTATATCTGTTAAGTCATCTACAACAACCTCATCAGTACTACTAATAGCACCATTAACAGTATCTGTTGATTCAAAGTAAAGTGATTTATTATTAAATCTATATGGATCACTAGTACCCGTACTTGTAACAAGACCAAATCCATTACCATCTGTATCAACATTTTCAATGGTAAAAGAAAATGATATTGTTTCTTCTTCAGCATCAATACTAGCGGTTCTAGTTGTAGTCGGTAAAGTTTTATATGTACTAGAACCTGTAGTTGTTGCTGGAGCAAATGTTAAAACAGTGTTTCCTGTTTGAGTAACAGTATCTTTAAAAATATTTTTACTACTAGCTATTGAAGTATTAAATTCTACCGCTGAACTAGGAGTAGTATAAGCATAAACAGTATACGTAGCGCTAGTAGAAGCGGGGAATACAATATTAATACTTTCATCAACTTTAGTTCTTCTATTTTTAGTTGTTTCATTATCTCCAGCGGTAAAAGTATTAGTAGAAAAATCATAAAATTTTGTTGGTGAACTATTATCAAAAAGTTGCACGTTAATTAATTTACTACCTTCTGTAGCTTCTAATTGTTCATCACCTGAAAAAGATAATGTTCTAGTTTCACCAGCAGCAATTACATCATTCGTATTAAATACTATTTCATCTATTATTAACATAGTTTATTTTTATAATTTATTAATAAGTACCACCAGTTGCTCCGCCGCCACCATTAGTTGCTCCTCCCCCATTACCACCATTACTACTAGAGATTGTAGTAACATTACCACTAACAATACCTATACCTTGCAAACTAAACTCACTTGTTTCTATCGATGCATTATTATTACCTCTTATATAGTTAAACCATTTACCTTCTTTTTCTATAAATTCTTTAATACTACCAGTTTGTTTATCTGTTGTTATTGAATTAACATACCAACCATCTTTCGCTGTAATATTATCAGGTCTTATAGTTTCATCTATATAATTTGTATCATATTGATGTATTTGCGATTGTGATCCTTCATAATTTAAAGTGTTAAATATTTTTACTAAAGAAGCTTCTTGATTAAAAACAAAACTAACTAAAGATTCTGTTATAGTAGTCGCATCTTGATCGTAAAATTGATTTCTAGTTTCATTAGCATGGTGTTGATGTAAATAGCCATCTTTAAAAGTATAATATTGTTTAGCTAAACTAACACCATTTTCTGGTATAAAAGATTTAAAACTAATCCAACCTTTTGTTTCTTCACTAAAAGATAATGTATTTTCTTCTAAAACAATATATTCTCTTTTCATAGAAATATTATCTAATGATCCTACAACATTAGCCTCCATAAATTCTATTACAAAAGTGTTTCTTATATCATCCACGCTTATAGCATCGTCACCAATAACATGGACATCATCATAATAACTTACTCCATCAGCGGCTGACATGATATTTGTTCTAAAACCATTTCCATCTTTATTAAAATAATAAATTCTAAAAGATCCAAATGTTAAATCATAATATATATTGATTCTAAACGCTTGACCCACAAGAAGATCGTCAACTATATTTTGCTGTATACTATGTGCTGGCGAAGCTCCATCTAAATTAATAGTTCCAGCATCATATGTTATAAAAGTATCTACTGCAGGATCAAAACCTGTGATATCCCAAGCACCTATAACACCACCTGAAACTATACTTGTAGCGTCTACAAGACTTATATTACTTACGTCTCCAGTAAAATGAGAGTTTGAACTACCAGCTATATAATCTGCGTAAGTACCAACCCCATTAATTATAAGGCGATTAGAATCAATAGCACTAGAATATAATGTCCAACCAGAAAGAGAATCGTATGGTGTGACACTCTCAAGATCATCTCCTGATTCTGAATAAGTAATGCCATAGTTAGTACCGTCGTCACTAAGAACGATATTGCTAATTTCAAAATCACCGTTACTCATAGCTGTACAATGAAGTCCATTATAGTTCAATGTATTACCGCTTCCATCATGATTAGCAGTTCGTAGTTGAACCCTAAGTTTCCCTTGTTGATAATTACTAACAGTAAATCTAAAAGTATAACCATCAGGACTTGGTGACGCTATAAAATCAAAAGGATTAGGGTTAGCGCTAAAATCTTGCTCAAAAGCGTCTGATGCATATGCATTTCTAAAATTAAATTTACCCCCATCCCAATAACTAGTTCTTCTTGAAAACTGATTATACATAATACTTGGTTGGTATGCGTCGTGCGAACTATATCTAGTAGTATCCCAACCAGGTGCTGTACCACCTGAAATTGCACCTGTTATATTTGCTATATTAACCCAATCAACATCACCTACAAAATCATCAAACCATATTTGAAGTTGATCACTAGTATTAAAATTATACCAACTATTAGAATGCACTTTAAATACAGCTCTAAAAACTTTCATTCCAGTAACACTTTGATTATTAACAAGAGTTGTTCCTGATAGAGGTTGTTTTAAAGCACCTGTTAAATCTCTTCCACTAGCAGGCTCGTTATGAAACACTGATCCAGGTTGAATTTCTAAAGCTATAATATTTCTACTATCTCCATTGCTATAACTACTTCCTTTGTAATCAATATCACCAAAGTGTCCAAATACAGGTTGTCCTGGATCTCGCATATCAATATTATTATATGAATTAGATGGATCGTCAAAATAAACTTTACCTCCTGGAGCTCCATATCCATCTGGATCAATAGCTTTTGCTATAGCAACTTCACCTTGCACGTAATTTTTTACCATTACATCAACTAAATACCAGTTATCTACAACAAAAGTTCCTGAAGGAAGAGTTTGGTTCAATGTTGCTGAATCATTAGGATTGTTAATTTTTATAATATCATTACCCCAAAATTCATCTGGACTAAGAACTTGGTGGTCGTGAAGATTTCCAGTTCCAGAAGCAGTGCTTTGTGTTACAGGATTAAGAGGATTATGTGTAGAATTAGGATAAGTTATACCGTTACCACCAATATATGAGCCTAAATTTCCTGTTGGACTTAAACTCTGTAGTCTATGCCATTTAAATGTTTCTTGTGAAGGTCCAGGTAAATTAATACCAGAGTTTACTAAAGTTTGTTCTTGTTCAGCTAATTGTCCTATTACACCACCATTTGGATGACCATATTCCATATTATTGCCAATATTATGCGTATTTGGACCAAAAGTATCTTTAGCATTATGCGCCATTATTATCGCGTCATATGACGCTGATGGGCTACACCATGTTGTCCATTTGTCATTCCACATTTTTCTTGCAATTGTAGTAAACCCTGGTATCTCTTGAGCTGGAATAGGTACTTCTGCAGGAAAAGAAAGTTGCCCTTTATCTACAGGTGATTGAAGTTCAACTGTTTTTTCAACTTTAAAATTTTGTAAAAAGAAAGGGCTATTATTAGTAAGTGCGTTATCCACACCAAGCCTTATATTTAAGTCGTTAATAACTATTTGATCATGATAATCACTACCATTATTAAAACTTAAAATACCACTACCAGTTGAGCCATTATAAGGAGATGTTGAACCTGTATATCCAATTACTGATGTAGGTTTAAACTTCACATAACATTCGTATTCAAATTCTACTAAAGCCCAAGTTTCACCATTAGAGTATGTATCTGTAGCAAACACATTATTAGTATCTATATTAAACGGTTGTGTTACATAATTAATTCCTTGGTATGGAGCGTTACCACCAGCTCCTCCTGGTCCTGGAACAAATGTCGCTGCCGCATATTTCATTTGACCTCTTGACGACGGGAATGTATACTTACCTTGGCTTAAATTTGTAATATAACCAACTTTTTTATCCTCATCTAAACCTGTCGTATTAGTTGGGTCAGACCCTTGCGTTCCAGTACCACCGCTTTGGAATTGGAATGTATTATAAGGATATTGTGTAATATCAGTTTGATCAGCGTTTGTACTATTACAAATAATATCATCACTAATTATACTGTTAATACTACCATCCATAAAAAGAAGTTGAATTTTTAAATCTGGACTACTAGGTGTAAAAGTATGGTTGTTACCCCAATCAAATTGTGTTGAAGGGAATGCACTGGGAAAATATGAAGTTAATGGATGAGCACCAGTATTACCATGTTTTCTTTGTACTAACCTAACTATTTTAAAAGTAATCCTTATTTCTTCACCCGCAAAAATAGTTGTGTTGTTAGCGGTACTAAAATCACCACCAGATCCACTACCGTTACCATAAGGAGTAAAAGTTTGGCTTGTACTAGGAAGAGAAGTTGTGTTATTATGATAATTTTCTCCACCAGAAGATCCAACCGATATATTATGAGTATTACTTGGCCAACCAGTTACACTTGTAGAAACTAAATTATTAGGTCTATTCCCACCAGATGTGTTAGTTTGGGTCCAAGGAGTGGTAGTTCCACCATTATAAATACCTGGAAAAACTAAACCTCCATATATATCATGCATATTATACATAGGACCAAGATCCATATGCACATGAGGCCCGGTCACTAGCATTCCAGCTGGTGGCATGGTACCACTACCGCTGTATGAAGAAAACCCACCATTAAACCCAATGGCATAAACTCCCATTTGATGTTCAGGGTAGTTAGGACTTGTCATCGGAAAATAGTTGGCATCTGCCTCTAGCTGAGAAAGAGAAGTACCTTTGTACAAAGTTTTTTGAATACCTTTGTTTGAGCTATTTACGGTTGCGAACGCTGAATTAGCTCCTTGATAGCAAATAGAACCACTATTAGATTGCCAGCCTTGGAAATTTTGTACTCCCCAACCAATAGCGTAACTAGTTTGGGCTTTCATATCAGTTAAAAAGTTAATAGATCCTGCCCCAAGGTAGTTTATATAGCCACCACCTGAAACAAAATCAAAATTAAATAGTTCTACACCATGATTATCAGCTGCTGAATCTGGTTTTGTATGTACTGTAAAACTCGCGAGAACCGTATTCCAACCACTAGCTCCACTAAACACAGAGTTCATACTACCACCAGTATAACCAGGATAAAAATGTCCTTGCGGAATAGTTGCATAATTAGTTATTTCAACTTCACTTTTAAGAGCTCTACTATCAATACCACCATTTATAATAGTATTATAGGTATCACTATATCCACCACCGTTTGCAGCCCCAGGCAATATTAGTCCAACACCAGAATTAATTTGTCCATTATATATATAATTTGTAGGTGGCAAACTAAGGTCTCCAGTTGCAATACCTTCGTTAATATTAGGATTTCTTAATATATTTGTAGAGAAAAGATTTGCGTTTAATAAACTTACATTATATTCTTTTTTATACTCATCATAAGTTCCTAAAATACTACCATCCCAACTACCAATATTATCTCTAAACCAATCACGCATTCCAACATCTGATATTGGCGTTAATCCATCCATAGATAATCTTAAGATAGCACCTCGTTGTTTATCTGAAAAATAAGCTCTATAACTTTCTGAAGAAAAAGATTCTGGATTTTTAGAAATTCCAAAATCACCTACAAATGGAGTTGCATCACCTAATACGTTTGTAGAGGATATAAGTTGTGGGGTTCCATCTGCATTAAATAAAGTATCTTTACCTGCTATTATATTTATAATTCTATCTTCACAAAAAGCAACCAACCCAACTCTTCTTTGGAATAGTTTTTGAATACTACCGTAAGTAGGATTTAAATCTTTTGTTATTTTTTCAGCTTGAATAAATTGATTTAAATTATTAACACTAACATCAGCGTTATATATACCAGAATATATTAAACCACTAGTCCTATTTTCTTCTTGATAATCGGTGTCTATAGTAGTGGAAACAATAGGACCATTAGTAATTACCATTTCATTAAAACCATCTTTAACTCTATTTGATTCAATACCATTTCCAAAAGAAAAACAATTATGCCAGCTTAATCCAACTTTTAAATCTTTTTTAATATTTCTATTAATTAAAAATCTAGTTCTATACTCTCTACCTTTTAAAGAATAACCTTTAGTATTTCCAGGATCAGATTCCTGAGCAGCAAGCAAAACAGTATTATAACTACCGTCTTTTTTATAAAACCTTAATTTTGTGCCAGAATAATCTATTTCAGTATCACTTTCGTCTTCATATATAAACCCAGGATATAATTCTATTTCATTTTCACTATGCCATCTTTTTAGTATATTAGGTGATTCAAAAACCTGTCCATCTATATCGTTTTGCAGCAATAAGACGCTATTATCATGTTCTAAAAATTCTACGATTGAACCAGCTGGAGCAAAAAAATCTTTAGTTGTTTCATCTATAATAGTTGGTATAGCGTCACTTGCTTCATGGTATATTTCTAAATCAGTATTTTCTTTAGGTTCTGTTTCCCATACAATAGGTTTTTTATTTTGTATTTTTAAACCACCAGTAACAGGTTTGATGAATTCTATATTACGAGCGGTATCATTATCCATATTACCGTCATTAAAAACATCATCACTATTATGTGGACATGTGTCTAATTCCAAAATATAACAAATTCTTCTATTATTAGCTCTACCAAATAATTTTATTATATCTTTTAAAGCAGTTAAAGCATAGCCAGCTGCATCACTACCATCATCACTACCCTCAGTAATAAGATATTGGCCATAATTTAAAGCGGCTTCTTCAACGCTAGTTAAACTACCATCATAACCAGATCCAGGCGAATCATTACCATCGTTTGCTAATGGCGTCCATTCATTACCCCATTGTCTATAATTATTTGTTCCTGAAGGATATCTTGTAGCTTTCCAATTAGTGTGATTATATAGTTTTTTTACTGATACACCTAATATTGTGTAAATTCTTCCCTTACCTTGAAATCTAAATTGGTGACCTACTTTTAGATTATTAATAAACTCTTGTGTTTTTCCATCTGGATCTTTTTCTTTTTCTGGCCAACATGGATTCCACTGGTTTTCATGATATTCTCTATACGCCTCATCATAACCAATTGAATATGGAACTCCTGGTCCAGGTGGTTCTTGGCCCTTATCAAGATTTGTTACTCTACTTTTTCCTTCCATTGGAAAAGAATATAAATCTAAATTTACACCAAAAGGAGAACCATCATAAGTAGTAAAACAACCACCACCCCAAATACCTTGTAACCATCTACCTATAAAATTAGTAGAAGTAGGAGAAATAGTATTTCCATATACGTCGTGTGGACATAAGTCTTTACCAGGAGCTAAGTAAGATAAATATAAAAAATTTCTAGCAGTATTACTACTACTTTTACCTTGCTCATCCGTGTTACCGTAAGTATCATCAAAAGAAAAATCTGCTTTATACAAACCTTGTCCTGTTTTATTTTCTTTTTTCCATCTTCTAGCACCCATTGGCCCTTGATGCATTTTATGTACACCATTTATATAACCTTCTAAACCATTAACTATTCTATCATTATTTATACCACTAGGATACCTTGCAGACATTGATGCAGCGTGCTCCCAACCTCTATTTAATATTATAGAATCATCTACTTTTTGAAGACCATTATTTGTAGTGCCAAAAGGAAAATCAGTGTTACCAATAAATGTAGGTGCTTTAGGTTTTAATACACTTTGATTTTGATCGTCTACATTATTTTTAGTACCAACCCATCTAGGATTTTCTGGATAACTTGTGTGAATACCGTTCCATATTTGTCCAGAATTTTTTGCATAATTATTACTAGATATTTGTCCAGATATCATGTGCATACCATCAACAAAAAATCTACTATTACTATTGCTATTAGCATCTATATCATCTAGAAGATCACCCCAATGCTGCTTTCTATAACTATAGTTACGACCAGAATTGCTACTACCAGTATATACTGTATTAGAATTATGTATACCTCGATAATAAGAAAGATCAGCCATGCTCCCGTGGTGATCAAATAACATAAAAGTATCATGAGAACCTGTTGTAGAATATTCTGTTAAAGATCCACCTATACCACCTGGCATCCATCCAAACGCAGCACTTTCCCCTGTTGTTAGATCATCAGCTTTTATTTTAACAAAAAACTTACCAGAAAAATCCTCTCCTTTTCGCAATCTTCTTTGTTCAATCTCTACAACTAAATCATCATGCATGGTTGAAGATGAAGACTGAAAAGTGGCTTTAGCTAAATTCATATCATCGTGTGATATTGGTTCAGCTAATTTTATCATGTAATTAGTACCAGTTCTTACGCTTGAGATTTTGTATTTTTTTGATCTTCTTCTTCCACCGCTTAAAGTTTCATTATCTCTAAAAAATGAAAAATATAAATCTTTTTCTAAATGACTTATATCATCATCATCACCAAAAGCAAAATGCATACCTCTTTGTCCTTGCCATTGACCACGATGTATCATTATCATATCTGTCCCGCGATTACCTGACGGCGTAGAAGATGGTCTTAAATGACTATTTGTCATTAATTTATTATTTAAAAAATCTGTTTCCCCTGTACCATCAACTTGAAAACCACCTGTTTGACTTATTTTACCATAAGAAATATATTCATATTTAACAAAGTCAGGGGCGTTATCTTGAATATCTAGAACTTTAAATCTACTATTTTTTACAACATTTTTTCCAGCATCACCTATTTTCTTTTTTAATACAATGTAATCTTCTTCGCTAATTTTATTTCTATCAGAAGAGGCAAATGATGCCCAAACAAATCTTTTATCTTGTAATGTAGAATAATCAGCAGGAACATATATATCATCCATTAGTAAATTATAATATTCTGTAGTAGTTTCTTTTACAAAATATTTAATATACTTAGCGAAGCTTGGTGGATCTTCACTTAATTCTACGTTTAATTGATGGGATTGAGTGGAGGATATAGAACCATATTTATCTCTCCAAGGAATTTTTATAGCACTTTTACTAGAACTAAAAACAGGGGTTTCTCTACCATATTTGTCTATGAATGATACACCTAATTGGTAGTTTCTTTGCGACTTTATAGATGGTAAACCTTTTTTATCAAATGAATTTGATGTTATAGCATTTCTTCCTTTTCCGAATGAAGATTGTTCTTTATAGTAAAAAAGATCGTAGTTTGCTCTTGGATTATAATCAGCTACAACTTTTGGTATTTTTGTTGTTGGTGTATATCCTTGAACATAATTACCATATATTATTCTATTACCTGTTAACTCTTGGGCTAATGCTTTTCTAGGAACAGTATCCCATGGTCGTAATAATTGATTTTCTGGTAAAGCATTACTAATATTTTCTGAATCAACTACAAATCTACCTTTAAAATTGTCACCATATACTATATGTGCTTTATTTGTACCAGAATTATATCCAATATCTGAATATAAATTAGAACCTATATCATGCCATTCGTTATCATCATGCGTTACACTTGCAATTGAATATATTATTGGAGAATCCTCTCTTTTATAAAGTATATCTACTTGAATAACATCTTCAGGTGTTGATGCGGATATAAAATCAGTTAATTCGATAGAATCTATAGTGTTAACCATAGATGTGTTTATAGAATCTTCTGGATTATAAAAAGATTCTAAATCATAACCTTTTTTATGTTCTGGATTAAAAACTACATCTGTAAATGGAGCAAACGCTGAGTATTCGTTGTCAGCGTATTTATATCTATAAGAAAATCTAGGAAATATATTTTCAAATAGAGGTTTTTTATTTGAATTATGTTCTCTAGAAAGTCGTAAACTTCCTGTATGACCACCTATTCCACGCGTCTTTATTGACGTGTTTATTTTAAAGTTTAATTTGTTTGTAGGTTTTCTTTTTATAACTGTTATGTGTTCTTCTCTTATATCTCTTTCGCTAGTATCACTGTAAACATTTCTATCAGCAAAAAATACATCACCTACTCGTATTGCTCTTGGATGATTTTCATCAAATACATCAGTACCAGTATAAGGATTATATCTAATCATTATATTGTTTCCGTCTTCAAAAAATTTAAAACTATCAGTTCTTAAATACTTACCATCCCTATAATGTCTAAGTGCAATATCGTTGTAATGATTGGGAAGATCAAATGGAGCCACAAGACTGCTTAAGTGTTCTCTTTGAAAATAAGCATATCTTCCAAAACCACCATTTGCTTGTGTTGAATTCGGACTGTTTGCGGTATATTGACTAAACATTTTTTGATTACCAAACGTATTACCACCACCCGCTAAAGCTACGTCAAAAACATAGCAACCATTAAAACCACCTTTATCAAATATTAATTGTGTGTGTTTCCACTTTAAAGTAGTTGGATCTATAACACTACCAGCTTTACAAGTATCTATATTTATTTTTCTAGGTTCGTTAACACCATCTGTCCAAAATATTAAATTATCTATAATATTTATACCAGTTATAATTTTTTCTGGAAATTTTAACACAGCGTCTTCAGTGTTAACTTTAGTATCAATTATAACCGGTGTTACTTGCGCTGGAACATCTTGACCTTGTGGAGTAAATTCTATTATAGCTTCAAAATTATCTTCTAATGGATTAAATTCTTTTTTAATAAACCAATATAATTTATTATTTTTCTCATCAGATATAGCCCCAACACACTTACAATTAGGTGGTATAACTTCCGTGCCTGCTGGACTATAATCATGTTTTATGCTTCCCAATATATTCTGTACAGTCCCAACATCAGATCCTTCAGAAGTAGAGATTTGTATATTCATCGCATCTCTATACTCTCCATTTGGAACAAGTCTCTCGTCAAGATCTTTATTCATTCGACCTTTTAGAAAATTATTCTTAATTTCTGGCATATTATACTAGTGTTTTATATGTTTAGATTTACCTCTAAGTATTTGAGTTAATTCTTCTAATTTTAAATTTGATAATCTTAATTTTGCTTGTCTAATAGCGGCAAATTTTTCTCGCTTAAGTCTAGGTACTATCTGCTGCGTATACATATAACCAGAAGCTACTGCGTATAAAATTGACTTATACATGGCTTCTTCTGCAAACTTATGAACTTTCATTTCTGATTCAGTTCCTAAACTATCACTTATATAATCTAATATCACAGTTTGTCCTGAAATATTAGAGCTAAAATGTATTAATCCTTTTAATTCATCTATATAAAAAGATCCATTAACCTGAGCATGAGAAGGTTCTAAACCATATCTCTCTCCTTCGTAAGGCCAATAAACATCGTCCTCATAATTGTCATTGTTATTTTCAGATGGAGTAGTTGACTTGTAATTTGACCAAGCGGTAGAAGTTTCTTCATCACCAACTCTAACTATAGATATGTCATCTATAACAACATTTAAACCGCTTGTTGCAGAATTATCTGTTGTTGTTTGAAAGAAAATATGATTGGAAATAGAACTAGCAGTGGTTGCGCTAGCTGTTATTGTTTCTGTATAAGTTCCATTTGCGTTTCTTGCTGTTGTAAAAGTATGATCTCCATTTTCATCTACTATACCAAATCGATATTGTCCAGTAACATAATTACTTATAGTATAAGTTATAGTGTACTGCTCGCCACTACGTATGTTAATATTTTCTTGTCTAACAGCTTGAAATTGTGGTAAAGCATAACCTCTTATACTATTTTTTTCATAAAACCAACCTGACTCTGGATCACCCTGCGCTGTTCCAGTAGCTACAGTTGTTACGGTTTGTGCGTTACCATTTAAAGCAGCTTCGTTTAATTTCCAATTATCACTTCCGCCATGGAAATTACCATTTTTTATTAATTCTCCTAATGGTATAAAATCTCCTTCTTCATTAAATAAAAATTCATCATTAGTATCTTTTTGATATTTTTGAGGATTAGAAGTGTGTTTTGTTGGATATATAGGATGTTTTATACCAGCATCATCAACCCATGATAACTTTGTATAATTAACATAATCTTGTGGTAATACCATTGTTAAGGACGATGGTATTTCTATTTCTTGAGATTTAACAGATTTAAGTGTATCGAAAGATAGTTCTGCTAAAGCTCTTTGAGCATGAAAAGCAACATCAACTCTACTACAATTACGTATTATTTTTTCATTCCCAGTGTAAATAAACATAAATTGATTTATTATATCTTCTAAAGATACAAATTGATAGTTACCATAATCTTCATTTTGGTAATAATCTTGTGGAGTAGTGTTTTGTAATAATGCCATTTAATTATTGTTTTTCTTGTTGCGTTGTAATAGCTTCTTTTTGCGCAGCTACTTGAGTTATATTATAGTCTTTTATACCAATACCAGCTAATTGTAATATTTTATTAACTAGTTTAGTTTCTTCTGAAGAATGTAATTGAAAATCAGCAAAATCTGCAGCGCTTGGATTATAAAGAGGTTTTTCGTTAACAACCACGTATGTCCAGTTTACTTTTTCTGGTTCTTCGTAATAAGAAATTTTATATTGAGATCCAGCACTTAAACTTGTTGAACCAACTTCTGGTTGAAAATTAATTCTAAAAGTAGCACTACCTCCAGTTCTTGTAAGCCAATACACAGGCCTACTCTTGTTTGGTCTTAATAAAAGTGAACTTACAATTTTATATCGATCTTCTACCGTCATTCTTTCTACGGTTCTATATCTATCGCCTTCATCATTAACTTCTTCAAGAGGCAAAAGTAGAATAACATCAGCAATTCTTCTATTATTAACTATAGCATCACCGTGACTTATACTATTACCACTGTTTCTAAATGCAGCTAATTTTTCGTGTATTATACTTTCTCTATCACTGTAATCGCTATTATTACTAGCAGTTCTTTTATATTGCTCTAAATCAAAAAAATATTGTTCATAAATTTCTTTTTGAGCATGATTAGCGTATAGGTTGAACTCTTGAGGCGTTATATAACCTCTTTGTTCTTTATTTGCTAACGCTAAAACTCTTTGATATATTGTATCTACACTTATCATATTTTTTTTTAATTTGTAGTTTGCAATCGCCCCGTAGAGCGACTGCATCTACAGTTAGATTATTTTAATCTTTTTTCAATATTGGAGTAAATCTCCATTCCTTCATCAGTTTTAAACCATTGAGCTAACGCTGAGTAAGGATGCTCTTCAAAAGGAATTGTCATAAGCTTTCTATCATTAGACGCCCATAAAAAATTTCTTCTATCTGAAGATAATTTTAGTAAACCTGCTTCTACCGCTTTAATACCAAAATTTCTAAGCATTACATTTTCATCAGCAACTAACTCTAAGAACAATTCAGGATTTTTCTTAGCATATACTAATAAATCTCTTTTAAGCTCCTTAGAACTCATCTCTGATACTTTAGAACCTAGTTCTACTCTCATAACAGCTTCAGCTGTATCTATATCGAGATTTCTAGCAGCCATTAAAGCATCTACTTCTAATTCTAATATTTCAACTTCGTTTCTAGCAATTTCTTTCGGCTTGTGCTCGAAAAATACTTTATCTCTGTGTGGGTGATATAAAGACAATAATTTTTGTAAAACAGTTTTGTTTTTTGGAACATATAATTGACCGTTTTCAAAAATAATATGTTCTAATCTTTGATCACCAACCATTTCGTCTACAAAACAAGTTCTTTGATTAGAAGTATATTTCAATTCTCTTTCATACCCTTTTTCTTCGTCAAAATAAAATATACTACTACCTCTTATTAAATAGGTTAATGGTGATTTATTATCTGTTAAAAAATACATTCTATCTTTTATCTCCCAACCATCAATTATTTTTTTTGAAGGTTCTTTCCTTGTTTTTTGTTTTGGTTGTTCTACAACTGGTGGAGTTTCAACTACCACTTTTTCTACGTGCTCATCTCCAGGATCTCCTTGGTAAGAGTCTTTTTTTGTTTTTTTTGCCATAATATAATATATAATAAAATTAATAAAAATAAAGGGACTGGGAAATTAATCCCAGTCTCTTTAAAATAATCGTGCTTAGTTCATTAACATAAAGTTATTAGCACCTTGAGTAACTAAACATCTTTCAGATAAGTAGTGTACTTTCATTGCGTCAACACCATCTGTAGCAGCACCAACAGAACCAGTAACCCAAGTCTTCATTTTTCTAGACTCAGTTTCTGAAGCTCTGTAACGTACGTGTAAGAATGGTCGCTTCATATTTTTACCTAATTGCTCATCATAAACTGAAGATACACCAGCTGGTATAACAACACCTCTAATGTTAGTAACAGTATCATTCAAAGCGCCTCTAGCACCTTTGTCATTCAGATATTTCATGTCTGATTTGTAAAAGTCATAAGAACCTCTTCGGAATCCAGAGAAACCTAAATTTAATGCCATATCTTCTGAATTGTCAAATACTCCGTAAGAAGTACCACCAGCTCCATAAGAATTCATTGAAGCAAGCATGTCATCAATAGCTAACGAAGTAGATCTATCAACAAACATCATGTTTTCTTCAATAGCACCATTTTGATCAAATACAGCTAAGATAGCGTCGAATTCAGCCAAATCAGTGGCAGCGTTAACACCAGTTATACCAGTAGTTTGGTGACCTCTATTTGTAATAGCTTGGAATAAACCTTCTGTACCATCACTAGTAGATTGGTCAGTACCACCAATTGCACCAGCACCATCTACAGCTGCTTCAGCTTCTAACATTGCCATTTCTAAGTAATCAGTAAAACGAGCTCTAGTATCACCTTCAGCTTTTAAATACCATAAGTAACCATTTTGACCGTCTTCACCACTAACTTCAACCCAACCGATAGCAGAAGCATCTGAACCATTTACTTGGTAGAAGTCTCTCATGATAAGGTGTTTGTTAGAGTGAGATTTGAATTTAGGAGAGTTCGCAGAACTACGCGCGCTAGATCCTTTTTCAAATTCAGAACCAATAACTAAGATTCTTACAGCACCAGCTGTAGTAGCAGTAGATCCTAAAGCTGTAGTCATATTAGCAGCAGCATAAGCGATAACTCTAATTTGGTCAGTATCATCACCATCTGGATCGATAGCAGAAACATAACCTCTAGCCGTTTTATCAGCAACAGACATAAGAACCATATCACCAGCTCTAATACCGTGATCAGCACCAACAGAATTTCCGTCGATATCATTTACGATAGTATAGTCAGTATTATTGTCATTATAAGTCGCTGTATAAGCTAGGTGTAATCTACCTTGCTCTGACCAAATAACTCGATCAGCAGCAGAAGCCTCTTCAGCTCCAACTTGAGCTAAGAAACCTGAAATTGTTCTCTTACCATAGATCTCAGCTTCTTTTTCTATAAGATCTGGTAAGTATTGTTGCGCCCATCCTTCAGTTGCAGACGATGTAAAGTCTACATAGTTTTGGGCCAACGTGTGTTTTCTTGGAGCAGCATCTATACCACTCGCACTTGTAATTGCCATTTTATAATTTTTTTTAAATTGTTATTTATTTTTGTTTATTTTAAACTTAAAATCATTAGCATTATCACCTAACACTTTAAACTTCACGCCACCTGCTTCAATTTTTCCATGACTTTGTCTTGGATTCATATCTACATTTTTAGATTTGGCGACACTATTTTTCATAGCATCAGCTTTTCCTTGCTCGTAAAAGTGTTTTGCAACAGCATCTGCGTTCATCGCTGTAAATAGAGATTTATGATAACCCTTAGCATCTGTTAAAGCAGAATTTTTATCCAAAAACTTTTTGGTAAAATTGCTTATATCACTTTGAGTATTTTTAATCTCTTCAGCATTGTTTACGTTAAATCTATATTTTTTATCACCGACGTTGTATTCAAAACCTTTGAATTTATCGTTAAAAACTTGATTAGTTTTTTGTGTAAAAATTTCAGAATTCTTTTTAACTGTTTTTTGATTTGCTTCTGACTCTTTGTTATATCTATTAAAGAAATCTATAGCTTTTTGTTGTTCTTGAGTCAACTTTGACCCAGCTTTAATTTCTTCATAGTATTTGGACTTTTGCCCGTCCAAGTGGGCTCTAGCGTTGGCAACTTGCTCTTTTAACGCTAATTTTTTTCTTCGCACATCTCTTTCATCATCCGCATCTTCATCATAAGAGAACGAATCTTCCATAAGGAAGTTAATTTCTTCGTTATTTAAATGAGGTTTTGTTTGCTTATAGTATTCATATAATAGATTTTGATCGTCTAATTTTGAATAATCTTGGTTAAGTTTAACATAGTCACTTAAATCCCCACCAGTTTCTTCCATAAAGTCTACTAATTTTTGGATATTTTCTGGTAATGGTTTTCCGGTAGCCTCTGCTTTAGCTATAGCTTCTTCAACTTTTTCTTCTACTTCTGCAACTTCTTCTTCTGTTGAATCTTCAGTAATTTCTTCTAATACTGGAGTTTCTTGTGTTTCTGCTTCCGGTTGTACTTCTTCTTGTTTTTCTGTGGACTCGGCATCTTTAGACTCTGTAACCACTCCACTGTCGTTAGCGTTATCTTCTTTAGTTTCATTTTCTTCTACCGGTTTTGGTGGTTTACTTAAATCTACCTTTATAACACTGTCATCTCCAGCGGATTCAAATTTACTTTCATCAACTTGAGGTGTTTCCTCTACAGGTGTTTGTTCTACCTGCTCTTGTGTAGTTTCTTCAACTACTTGTTCATCTTTTTCTTCCATAATATAATATAATAATAATTAATAATTTTTATTTAGGTTCAAACATACCTAAATCAAACCCGCCTCCTAGTATATCATTACCTGAAGACTCAAAGTTTTTAGGCGGTTTACCTGTTTTTCTCTGATCAATCATCTCACTTTGTTGAGATGCTTGAATTTTTGTTCTTTCATCTTTTCTATCTTCCTTTTGTTTTTCTCTTTCTTTCATGCCATCAACTTCAATTCCTTTAAGCTGCATATTGTATTGAAACTCTAAAGCCATTAGTTCTTTTTTATGATTAACCTCTTGACTCATGCTTTGTGCAGATATTTGAGCTTCCATTTGCATTAATTCTGCTTTACCAGCATTTAAAGCTTGATTTTTTTGAACCTCTGCTTGAGCAGCAGCTTGAGCAGATTGTGCATTAGATTGTGTTTGTGCTTGAATATTCTCCATCTGTAACTGTCTATCTCTTTCTTGTTTCTTTCTTCTACGTATTTTTAACAATTGGTTTGCTAATTTAATATTTTTTATTTCTCTAAGATCTATAGCATCTTCTAATTCTATACTTTGTTGTTGTAAAGCCATTTGAATATTATTCTCAAGCATTGCTCTCTCTTCTTCGTCAGGTTGTAATTGTATAAATATACCAAAATCATATAAATGTAATTCTTTCATTTCATCTAAAGTAGCAACGTTGTGAGCTCCGATAGCTTGTATAAAAGCGTCCGCAGTTGGTGAGTATTCTAATATATCAGATATTCTAAGCGACAAACATTCTGCTGTTTCTGCTGTTAAATAAAGACCAGCTTGTAATATATGTCTAGTTGCGGTATTACTATTAGCTGCTGCTATTTTTTGTATACCTACTAAAGCGTTTTTATCTGGCATACTACCATCTCTAGCTTCATTTAATCCCGTTGTATCTCTTATCATTTGTAAATAATAATTATACGTACCAATTAAACTTTGCATCTTAGCACCACCATTACTAGATTGTATTTCTTGAATAGGTACTTTACCAGGATTTAAATCACCTTCACTTGTAAAAGACCTACCTATAACAGAACCTGTTTGGAAAAACATATTTAAAGCTTCTTGTGGACTGTAATTCGTTCCATTACCTAAATCTATTTCAGCTAAACCATCTGCATCTAAATAAACTCCATCTGGCACTAATCTAGCCATAACTTGTTGGAGTTTTAAATGTGTTAATTGAATCATATCTGCAAAACCTGTTATACGTTTTACTAAAGATTCTATTTTACCATTATACATCCGCGGAGCTACAATAGCATAATTCATTTTAACTTTAGTAAAATCACTTTTAGGTCGCATCATGTTTTTTGACATTTCCCATTTAAGTAATTTATCAGTACCTAATATCATAGCTCCTTCATACAAACATTCTATTGATCTTAATAATCTAGAATATCCACCCTCCATATCTTCTGGCGGATTAAAAGTATCGTCTTTAGGTATTACTTTGTCCGCGCCGGTACCAGTTTCTTTCATTTTATAAACCTCATTCATATAGGTTTTATAATTAAAATATAAAACTTGTATTTTATTATTATCTTCCTTGTCTGTAAAATATCTATTATGATTATTATTTCTAGCGAAAGATTTGTTCTTCATTATATCTTCAAGATCACTTTCAGTTAAATGAGGAAATTGTTTTGCTAATTCATTAACTGGAATAGATTTTACTTCACCAACATAATATATATCATCAAAATAAGGAGAATCTGTATAAGAATAAACAAGATTAGCAGGATCAACATAATCTATAGTAACACCTTCTGAAGTATTAAAATTAGTTTTTACAGCTCCAATGCCTAGCACGGTCAAATCGTAATAAAAACGTTTTCTAATTAACTCATAATTATTTCCTTCCATTAAAACGTTTAAAGCTTGTTCTTCTGCTAGTTCAACGGCT